GTGAACGCTTCATTACCGCAGAGACTGCCCAAATTCCGGGTCCACAAGGCGACACTCCAGGCCTACGTGGAGTTGTCGGGCAAACGCTTCTACCTCGGCTACCACGAGTCGTCCGAGGCCAAGCAGAAGTACAACACGCTCGTGGCCGAGTGGCTGGCCAATGGGCGCCAGCTCCGCGCCAGCCCGGAGCAGATCACCGTCAAGGAGCTCATCGCCCGCTATTGGGTCTACGGCGAGCAGTACTACCGCAACGCCGACGGCACGGTCGCCCGCGAGCTCGACAACATCGTGGACGCCCTCCGTCCGGTGAAGGAACTGTACGGCACGCAGCCGGCCGCCCAGTTCGGGCCGCGGGCATTGCGGGCTGTCCGCGAGAAGATGATCCAAGATGGCCTTCGCCGCCGGAATATCAACTGCCGGATCGGGCGGATCAAGCGCGTGTTCAAGTGGGCGGCCAGCGAGGAACTGATCCCCGGCGAGGTTTACCACGCCCTGCTCGCCGTCGACGGCCTGCGTTACGGCCGGTGCGCGGCCAAGGAAAGCGATCCGGTGCGCCCGGTACCGCAGGCACACATTGACGCCATCGAACCGTTCGTCGGCCGTCAGGTCTGGGCCATGATCCAGCTCCAACTGCTCACCGCCGCCCGCCCGGGTGAGATCACAAAGATGCGCCCCGTCGACATCGACACCGGCGGCAGACTCTGGGTCTACACGCCAATGGACCACAAGACCGCCCATCACGGCCATGAGCGACACATCTACATTGGCCCGCGAGGCCGGAAGATCCTCCAGCCATTCATGAACCGTCAGGTGGACGTCTTCTGCTTCTCACCCGCCGAGGCCGACGCCGAGCGCCGAGCGGCCTTGCACGCGCGGCGGACGACGCCACTCTCCTGCGGCAACCGGCCGGGCACGAACTGTCAGGCGCGGCCGCAGCGCAAACCCGGCGCGTTCTACGAGGTCAAGGCCTACCACCGGGCGATCCAACGGGCGTGCAAGCTCGCCGGCGTGCCCGCCTGGCATCCCCACCAGCTCCGCCACAACGCTGCGACCTATCTGCGAAAGGAGTTCGGGCTGGAAACGGCCCGGGTCATCCTCGGCCACCGCAGCGCGGCGGTAACCACCATCTACGCCGAGGCGGATGAGCAGACCGGCTGCCGCTCGTGCGGATCGGCCAAGGAACAAGCCAGAAGGACCTTTATCCCGAGGACATCATGACCCAGAAGAACAGCATCGACCTGCGTTTCCTGATCCGCGAGCCCGCGGATGTGTACCACGCGAAGGCCAAGGACTACCTGAGCGCCCACGCCCTGGCCGACTTTCGGCGCTGCCCGCTGCTGTACCGCAAGAAGCAGCTCGGCCTCATTCCTGATCACGACAGCACGTTCTATCTGATCGGCCGTGCGGCCCACACGCTCGTCCTGGAAGGCCGTGAGCGGTACGGCCGCGAGTTTGCCGTCGGCGGCCCGATCAATCCGAAGACTGGCCAGCCGTTCGGCTCCGCTACCAAGGCGTTCGCCGAGTGGGCGGCGCAACAAAGCAGGGCAGTACTCAGTGACGACCAGGCCGTTCTCGTGGAACAGATGGCAGCAGCAGTCAAGGGGCATGACCTCGCCCGCGATCTGCTGGCCGACGGCACCGCCGAGGGGGTGGTGCGCTGCGATTACGAGGGTCACGCATGCCAGGCGCGGATCGACTGGATCAGCATCGACCCAGACCAGGGGATCGTGGACCTCAAGACTGCCGACACGATCGACAGCTTCGAGTTTTCGGCATCGGCGTTCGGCTACATGCACCAGCTCGCGTTCTATCGGGCTCTCATCGCGCGGGTTAGTGGCCGTGTCCTGCCGGTCCACATGATCGCCGTCGAAAAGCGCGAACCCTACCGCTGTGGCGTCTGGCGCGTCAGCCCCGCCGTGCTCGATGCCGCCCAGAATCGTCGCGAACGGTCGAGCCACCCTGTTGGACCGGCATGGAAACAAGACCAAGCAGTGCATGTCCATTGAAGACCTCGGCACTCTCACGCCTGCGGGTTTTTTCAAAGTCACCTGGTCTAGGCGAGCTCACGCAATGGTCGAGGCGCTGGAACGCCGAACCACAAGACGAGTGAGCGATCCGTGGATGCGGCGTGCCACGAATCTGGCGGTGAGCTTTCGCTTGCGGCGCCTGGATGGACCTCGCCGCAGTGGCCGCCGACGTTTCGATCGTTATGCCACAACCTCCTGGTCGGAGGCGGCAAGGCGACTCGTCATGCAGGGCCACAATCGATTTCGTGTACGTAACCGGTCGGGATGGGAACGATGGGCGTACACCGTCTCGAACAACGAGAAGAAGCGAGTAGATGCGTATGAGCAACGGCGGACGGATAAGCGCCAAGCAGGTGCTTGAGCTTGTAAACCGACAACAGTTCAAGTGTGCGATCAGCGGTCGCCCGCTGACCCCGGAGACCGCGTCGCTTGACCATATCGTTCCGCTTGCTTCCGGCGGGCTGCATTGCTTGGAAAACGTTTGGGTAGTTGCCTGAACATGCCATTTAACGTCGCTGCCGGCAACAGCTCGGGCTATAACTACGCCTCGGGGCGTCTCGACCATCAGGCCTTCTTCAAGGCCATTCGGATCGACCAATCCTACCTCGCAGATCTCGTTCTCGACCGCGTCCTCAAGGCGTGGATCGATGAGGCGGTGCTCATCGAGGGCTATTTGCCGCAGTCGCTGCGTAGCCTGGACGCGGACTTTACCCATCAGTGGTTCTGGGATGGTCATGAGCATGTAGACCCGGCCAAGGAGGCCTCCGCACAGGCGACACGGCTGTCGAGTCACACGACGACCCTGGCAGCGGAGTATGCCAAGGCCGGCCTTGATTGGGAGAGCGAACTGCGTCAGCGGGCCCGAGAAGTCGCCCTGATGCGCGAGCTGGGGCTGGAGCAGCCAACAACCACCCAGAAACCTGAAGACCAGGATCCCGAGTCGCAGGACACAGATGAAGACAACGTCATGGAGGATGCCAATGCCCGCCACGCAGCGTGATCCACACGAAGTCCATCCGGACCAGCTCGAGTTGATGTGCAGTGCGGCGCAGCTCACGCTCGAAGCCGCCGCCGGCGACGGCGCAGCGGAGCCCATACCGCGTTTCACGATGGTGGCCTACTCGGGAGATGCGATGCGCGTCGAAGGCTGGCGGTTCCCGGTCGTGGTCGATCTGGAAGGCCTCATGATCCCCTCGCAACGCCGGCCCGTTCGATTCGGACACAGCATGTATGCCGGTGTGGGCCACACCGAGAGGATCGCCATCGAGAGCGGACGGCTCGTCGCCGAGGGCATCGTCTCCCGCGACACCGCTGCCGCCCGCGAGGTGGTGACCAGCGGGAAGCGCGGCTTCCCCTGGCAGGCATCCATCGGCGCCCAGGTGGGGCAAGCCGATTTTGTGCGCGGCGGCAAGTCCGTCACGGTCAACGGCCGCATGTTCGAGGGCCCGTTGTACCTCGCCCGCAAGACCGTGCTGGGGGAGATCAGTTTCGTTGACCTGGCTGCGGACGGCAACACGACCGCCACCATCGCAGCCCATCAGCAGGAGAAATCGCTCATGGAAGAGCTCACACAGACGCAGGACACCGACACGAACGTCACCGGCACCGCCGGTGCCGAGACCACGCGCGACGCGCAGACGGGTGCAGCTGGCATGGAGGCCGGCGCGCCCGTCGATCCTATCCCCGAGATTCGCGCCCAGGCGATCGAGGAGACCCGCCGCCTGACCGCGATCCGGCGCATTTGTGCCGGCAAGCATCCCGACATCGAGGAGAAGGCCATCACCGAAGGCTGGAGCACCGACAAGTGCGAGCTGGAAGTGCTGCGCGCTTCACGCCCCAAGGTTCCCGCCATTCACGCCGTGGAGCAGGCAACAGGTAGCCAGATGCTCGAGGCCGCGTGCATGCTCACCGCCAAGCTGGCCCGGGTGGAGGAACTGTTCGACGACAAGACGCTGGAAGCCGCGAGCAAGCGGTTCCGTGGCGGCATCGGATTGCAGGAGCTGCTCCTGGAGGCAGCGTGGGCCAACGGCTACACCGGACGCAACTTCCGCGACAGCCGATCGGTGCTACGCTTTGCCTTTGGGCACAACCTGCAGGCCGGTTTCTCGACCGTCGACATCGGTGGGATCTTGTCCAACGTGGCCAACAAGTTCCTGCTCGACGGGTTTTTCTCTGTCGAGCGGACCTGGCGGAACATCTGCGCCGTCCGCAATGTCTCCGACTTCAAGACCGTCACCAGCTACCGGCTGATCGGCAAGGACCAGTACGAGAAGGTCGCCCCGGGCGGTGAACTCAAGCACGGGACGCTGGGCGAGCAGAGCTACGCCAATAGGGCCGACACCTATGGTCTGCTGCTGTCCATCGATCGCCGCGACCTCATCAACGACGACCTCGGCGCCATCACCACCGTGCCCCGCAAGCTGGGCCGTGGCTCGGGCCTGAAGATCAACGACATCTTCTGGTCGACCTTCATGAACAACGCCGCCTTCTTCACGGCTGGCAACAGCAACTACATCTCCGGCGCCGACACCGTTCTGAACATCGACGGGCTGACCAAGGCGGAAGTGGCCTTCATGAACCAGGTGGATGCCGACGGCAAGCCCATCGGCATCATGCCCGTCATTGTGTTGGTGCCCACCAGCCTGAGCGCGATGGGCACGATGCTCTACAAGTCGCTGGAGATTCGCGACACCACGGCCAGCACCAAGTACCCGGTGGCCAACCCGCACGCCGGCAAGTTCCGCGTCGAGGTCAGCAGGTACCTGAGCAATGCCCAGTATACGGGCTACTCGGACAAGGCCTGGTATCTGCTCGCCGACCCCAACGACCTGCCGGTCATCGAAGTCGCGTTCCTGAACGGCCAGGAGTCGCCCACCATCGAGACAGCGGAAGCTGACTTCAACGTGCTGGGCATCCAGATGCGCGGCTATCACGACTTTGGCGTGGCCCTGCAGGAGCCGCGCGGCGGCGTGAAGGCCAAGGGCGAGGTGTGATGAGTCTGCGGTTTTGAGTCAGCGTGGAGCATTCGAGTGGTTGAAGCCGGACAGACTTCGAATGCAAGAGTTACACGAGCGATGTCGGTTCGCGGTTCGGCACGATACGACAGCCCGACCTGCGAATCAGGAGTACAGCTCATGGCAGTGGAAGCCACATTTGTTCAAGAGGGTTGCTTGATCGACTACACGCCGGGCGCGGATGTGCCCGCGGGTGCGGTCGTCGTCCAGGGCGAACTGGTGGGTGTGGCCAAGGAGGCCATCAAGGCCAACCAGCTTGGCGCCCTGGCGGTCACGGGCATGTTCGATTTCGCCAAGGCCACCGGCGGGGGCACGGCCATCACCGTCGGCGCCAACGTGTACTGGAACGATACCGCCAACACGGCCACGACCACCGCGACCGGCAACAAGCTGATCGGTAAGTGCGTCAAGGCCGCAGCGGACGCGGACACGACTGTGCGCGTGCGGATGTCGCAGTGAGAAAGGGCACGTCAGATGGCCGCGATCTTTGTCGATGAGGGCGCGTCGATTGACTACACCTCGCCGGTGGACCGTTCCGTCGGCGAGGTCGTGTCGGTCGTGACGCCCGAGGGAGACGGCTTCATTGGCGTGGTCCCGTGCGCTATCAAGGCCGGCAGTAAGGGCGCTCTGGCTGTCGCAGGTGTGTTCGAGCTGCCCAAGGCGGACGAGAACCTGATCGCCGGGCAGAAGGCCTACTGGGACGCCCTCCAGCAGAAGATCGTGACCTCGCCAACGCTGTTGGGCTGTGCCGGCAATCCCGTCCTCAACGGGCGGTTTCTGGCCGGCAGCGCCAACTGGGTGAACTGGACCGAGCGCGGCAGTGCATCGCGGGACTTCAATTCGTCCCTCGTGCCCACCAACGGGCGAGCGCCCGCTCTGCGAATCTGGCAGACCGGCAACTTCAACGGCGGCGTCTACCAGGCCGTGACGGTGACGCCCGGCCAGGCCTACACGCTGCGTATCCTGAGCCGCGATCTGGCCTCGACCGTGGACGCGGCCTGGGTGGAAGTGCTGATCGGCACGCCGGTGCCCGTCAACGGCCAGGATTACGCCGGCGGTTCAGGAGGAAGGCAACTTCTGGCCAAATGGGACACGTATGTGTGTCCGCGATGGAACGGCGACCAGCGCACCGCAGGTGTGGTGCAGTCGCTCACGTTCACAGCGACGGCGGCGACGATGTACTTGGTTCTCAAGGCCGGCCAGAACACATCACCCACAGCCGTAGTGGATGTGTCTTTCGATGATGTGGCCTTGTGCCAGGCGCCCAGCGAGCCGGCGATTTTCTCGCCGATCGGTGTGGTGATCGCCAACGCATCCAGCGCAGACAAGACCGCCTTGGTCAGGTTGTCGCAGTGAGCAGGAAGTGAATGGGCAGTTGCCTCGGTCAAGAGGCGCGATTGGGAGACTGACAATGCCAGCAAGATTCGTTCGGTCGGCGCGAGTACTCAACCACATCCCCAAGGCGAACGTCGCCCCGGGTGATGCGATTGTTCAGGGCGACCTGGTTTCGATCGCGAGACGGAAAATCCAGGCCAACCGGCGTGGGTCACTGGCCGTTTCGGGGGTGTTCGACATCCCCAAGGCCACCGGTCCGGGCACGACCATCGCCATCGGCACCAAGGTCTACTGGGATCTGGCCAACAAGGTGGCCACGGCCAACGAGAACGGTGGCGCCAACAAGTATGTCGGCAAGGCAATCAAGAACGCGCCGGAGACGGCCGCGGTCGTGCGTGTCCTGCTGTCGCAGTGAGTGGAACGATGACCGACCTGCTTGAGATGTGTTGAACAAGATGGCTGGTCGCACGGGCGTCAGCGCTGAAGCACTATCCGAGTTGGGTTTCGCCGCCGAGCAGTCCGGGGCGGACCTGGAAACCCTTGAAACCGGCCTGCGCAAGATGCAGAAGCTGATCGGCGATGCGGCCGACGGCTCCGCCTCTGCGGGCGACGCCCTCGGCAAGCTGGGACTGACCCTCGCGAATCTCCAGGGCATGGCCCCCGAGCAACAGTTCAAGCTCATCGCCGACCGGCTCAGCAAGATCGAGGACCCCACGCTCCGTGCCGCCGCCGCGATGGAGATCTTCGGCAAGTCCGGCACACGGCTGCTCCCGCTGGTTCAGGATGGGGCCAAGGGTATCGAGGACCTGCAGCAGCAGGCCCGGGCGTTGGGCCTGACCGTCTCGACCGAGACGGCCAAGGACGCCGCTCTCCTCAACGACACGCTCAACATCCTGTGGCGCGTATTGAAACAGGGTGTGTTCGTGGTCGGGTCGGCACTGGCCCCCACGGTGGTCGAACTGTCGAACGCCGTGACCCGGGCCGTCGTCTCGGTCACCAACTGGATCAGGCAGAACAAGGCCGTGGTGGTCACGGCCGCCAAGGTCGCAGCGGTTGTGGCCGCCGCCGGCGTGGCCATC